AAGAATATAAAAAAATAATAAAATTACAAAAAGAAAATCCACAGCAACGCGAGCTAGATTTTAATGGACAAGAAAATGAAAGATAAAAAAGAAAAAAGCATTTGTTGGCTTGGTATTATTCCAGAGGATATGAAAGATGAGAAATCATTTAGAGTTAAACTACTTAAACATCGCGTTTATTGGCTTACACTTCCAAAACCTAGAAAAGGACCGAGCCCATTTGAGTTATTGATGAAAGGTATAGTGGAGAAAGCAGAAGAAAGTAAAGAACATACTTATGAAGATACTTTGGAAGAGGAGAGATACACAGTTTTAAAAGATTTTTTTGAGTCACACATAGAGCAAGATAAGTATGATAAATTAAAAGACGGATATGTAGTATTAGATTCCAAGTCAAATTTATGTCATTTTAAAAAATTAACATTAGATCGTTTTTTAAAGAAAAAAGCGAATGGGGTTTTTAACACTACAGCTGATGCATTACGTATGCTAAACTGTAAAAGAAAAGATTATCACGAAGGTGAAAAAAATGTTTGGTATGTAGAGATGCCAGACTTTGTAAATCATCAAGCAATAAAGAAAAAAGTAAATGATAAACAAGTGAGTGAGATGGATGAACAATACCACACAGACAAATTTAGAACTCCTGAAGCACAAGAGGATTTTTAAAAAAACAATAAAAATCTTTGGTCCTCCAGGCACAGGTAAAACACATACTCTGATAGAAAGAGTTTTAAAAGGTCATTTAAACAAAGGCATAAAGCCTATAGACATTGCTTTTATTTCTTTTACAAACAAAGCTGTTGATACAGCAAGAGAACGTGCTATAGAAGCATTTCCTAAATATAATGATGATGACTTTCAAAGATTTAAAACACTTCACAAGTATTGTAGAAGATACTTCGAGGAAGAGGTATTTGATCCTAAAGCTTGTATGTTGGACTATGCTTTACAAGCTAAAATATTAAAAAATAGTGATTCACGTCTTGCTGATGATAATTTCACATATAAAGACTGGTCACTTGGTATTTACGACAAAGCTAGAAATATGCTTGAAGATCCTGTTTTAATATATAAAAAAGAGACTTACAAAAAAGATAGCTTAGATGTTTTTTTAAGAAAGATAGATACTTATGAACATTACAAGAAGGATAGTTTTATTGATTTTACAGATATGATTGAAAGAACAATTAATGAGGTAGACTTTCCTGAGTTAGAAGTTTTAATTTTAGATGAAGCACAAGACTTTACTCCATTACAATGGAGTGTGATATATAAAATGTCTATGAATGTAAAAAGAATATATTTGGCTGGCGATGATGACCAAGGTATTTACAAATGGAATGGAGCTGATCCAGCATATTTTACTAAATACTTTCCCGGAAGAACAGTTATATTAAGAAAGACCAGAAGGTTTGGTGAGGCTATACATCATTTTAGTCAGATTATAAGAAGAGGTATATTAGATAGTGTAGAAAAAGAATATAAAGCTTTAGATAAAAAAGGTGTTGTTAAAAGATATCTTAGTTTTAGAGAAGTCCCTGTGGGTGATTTACCAGGAACTTGGTATA